ATCATTAATAGAACCTGGACGGACTTCCTTAAGGAAACGCCCATCCAGGCTCTTATGATCTGTCTGCTTGTTGGCAATCACATACAAGCTGGGATTGTAGTTTACACGATATTGGACACGCTCACCTTTCTCATAACCACGAACGAGGATGCGATTCCCCGCCTGTTCAATGTTCGTATAAAACTTCATGCGTCACCCTACGGTCTTCTTGTAGTATTCTACCACAAGATGGGAGGGATCCGCAAGGGTCAGAATGTCATCTGCTCGCATATAAATTTGGGTTTGATTTGTATACCTAGGAAATTTTTCCAAAAGGATATAATCAGACTGAACAACTGTTACTTCGTTACCATCCTTATCGATTTCTTTATCAGTGCTTTCGCTAATAAAGAGAGCATCGGGATTGTGAACGCTTTTGTAATCAACGTTGGAATGATCCCAATAAGTTAAATCAAGAATCCGATATGGATTCGTCAGCAGACACTCGGGACTTTCTTCCCTTTCTTCGATCTCCGCTATCAGATAATCCCGATCCTTCAGAACTATCACTTGAATCACTGGTTGATACGGCGTCTGTGTCATTTAATTTATCTCCAAATTTTTTCATATAAACATCAAGAATTCCTTCTTCTGGTTCCCCTAAAGCAACTATAGATGTGTAGGGAACACGAAATTCTTCTGATTTAGAATAAGCAAACCATTTTGTAAAATTAATAGAAAATTGTGATGGGTTGCCATCAGCATTTAAATCTCCAGTTGGTGCCATATCTAGAATATATGGACACTTCAAAAGTAAACAAATTCCTTGTCCATTTTCATCAGTCACTTCAGAAACTCCAGAAATTATTCTCTCTCCAGAATTCAAAATCATAACTTTGGGAATCATACAATCCTCCTAATAATACTTTAATTATAACACAAAAAAGAAAATAGGGCAAGACTGATAGTTGCCAGTCTCGCCCGTTGCGCCGACGATATTTGGGTTGCCCCGAGTCTATTTATCCTTCGTTCAATAGTTGCTTGACATGTCTGCCAATATTATATGTAGTTTTCTTCTGATGCTCTGGAATGATTTTCTCCAGTGAGATTGTTAGTAAACCATCCGCAAAATCTACAGAAGATACTCTGACATCATCTGAGAGTTGCCATGAGTGATTGAAGGAACGTTTTGAGAGACCTTTGTGTAAGTAAGTTCTTTCAGTATCTCGTTTCTCACCCTTTGAGGTAACTCTGAGAATGCTTTGTTCTGTAGAGACCTCAATCTCCTCTGGTTTAAATCCAGCAAGAGCGACTTCAATTTCGTAGTTAGAGCTATCATTTTTGATGATATTGTATGGCGGATAGTTAGTATTATGTCCAGACATAGCATCTAGTCTGTTAAAAATGCTTTCTAATCCAACGCCAAATGGACTGTAAACGTCCCAAGTATACGTGTTTGTCATTTTAGTTCTCCTTATTAAGCGAGAGTTTTATTAAGACCCCGAAGGCGTCTTCATTATTATATATTAGAAAACAATAAAAAAGGGAGTGTTGAACTCCCTACAAAATTATTCGGTTACTTCGGTCTTCTTACGACCAATGTTGTATTTACTTTCCAGAGTCCATTCATCTTTCTCTTTGAAAGCAAGAACTTTAATCTGGTTCAAGGGAGCAACGTCAGCGATAGCATCTGCTTTAACAACAGTAATCAATCCCCAATCCGAAAGGAGTTGAATGATTCTGTTTCTACGCTGAACATCATTCACTGAAAGATTAGTATTCTTTCCATCAAGGGCAAACAGCTCCTTGAAGTGAACGATGTAATACTTGCCTTGCTTGTGAAGAATATGGCAAGATTGGTAAATCTTCTTTTCTTTGCGTGAAGCAACACCGATGCGAGTGAGAGTTTCACGAACCTTGAGGAAATCATCAGGTTCATTGAGAGTCACCTCAACCATATCAGCTTGCTTCCATTCAATTTCAATATCAGGAGTCATTTCTTTCCACCTTTGTCTACAAGTTTTTTGATGTGTTCAAGTTGATTTTTAGATAAAATTCTCAATGCCTGTAGAGCTTTATCGTCGTTATAACCATAATACTCCTTAATCGCATCAAGGTATTCTACTTGAGATTTTTTCGCCCAAGGCGAAAACCGCTTGCGCGGATTGATACTATTTATAAAAAAGTCCTACTGTAACTTCTTATCCAAATGCGGATACATATTCACTTCGTTTCAAACTAAAATAGTTTCATGGAAAGCAGCAAGACACTTGTTAACAATAAACGGTGGATATGCCTTTTCAGATTCATCATCAATAACAAGGGACTTCTTGCTTTGATTGATGGAGGTCAGATAGTCGGACAAACTTGGTTTCGTCATAGTTAGTAATCAATAGTTCAGCACGATCTTTTTGCTCATTCATGTAGTCACCTACTGAACGCATAGTATAAGTCAAATCCCATTTGGTTTGATAGTAACCATTATACCACTCCATAAGAGTTGGGTTGGTATTGTAAGTAATCATCCAGCGGTCTTTTACATTCCCCTGAGTAATCCAAGAATGAAACTCTTCGTGGTTGAATCCTTTGTGTAGCTCTCCTTTCTTGCCGTAGAGATTATCTTTGATATCATAAGGAGGGTCAAAGAACCAGAATGTTCCAACAGGAGCAGATGTCATCATCATATCCCAGTAAGGACCACAAGTAATCTTCCAGTTCTCAATTAGTTCAGAATACTTGGGTAGGTTTTCAATACCTCGCATTGAGAAGTTGGAGACACTTGCTTGAGGAGAGAAAGAAGATGATTCAGTCAGACCAGAGAAACTACACTTGTTAACCACATAGAAAGCAGCAGCTCTACAAAGGTCAGATTCAGAATTATTCAAATCATTTTTAGAATGATTAAATAATTCTCTAGCAGTATCTGGCGTAGAGTATTCTTCTTTGTATGCTGCGAGGAGAGTATATAACCCGTCTGGGCGTTGTTGAAGTTGCTGCCAGAAGTTTACTAGAGGTTCATAAAGGTCATTCACCCATACAGGAATGTCAGGATATTCTTTTGTGAATGCGATTGCTACGCTACCACCACCAATAAAAGGTTCGCGGTATTCAGTAACATCCTTAGGCATCTTGGGAACAAGATACTTCACGGCACGAGACTTGCCGCCAGGATAGCGAAGAGGGGTTTTCAGGGATTTCATCATACATGTTCCTCAATAAGTTTACGAAGTTTAGCACCAAAATCAGGTTTTGTCTTGGGAGTAACAAAGAACTCAATCATGTGAAGGTCATCATAGTTAACAAAAGATGTGATAACAGCATCTTTAATAACTACATTTTTAGCAACTGCTTCCCATGTTGCCCAACCAACAGACATATTTTTTGTGTCTTTGAGAATAATATAATCAAAAGTTTTTACAAACTCTGTTTGATTGCCTTGAAAGTTTTTTAAAATAAAAACTTTTGTTCGGTCAATAGTTTTACAGAACATTCCTTCCTGTGCTTTATCTTCTACTGATAAACCATTACAATCAGTGTAATCTTTTCCATCTTCTTTGTCACCAACATAAGTAAGTTGATTACCACTATATTTGGAAGTAGCAATTTCTTGTACTTCTGTTCTTAATGCTCGGGTTTGTTTCCGTTTGAGACCTGCAGTGGATTCAACTGCTCCAAAAATTTCTTCCCAATCAAAGAGTTTCCAGTCAATCATTTGAACTTACACTCCACCATGATTTCTGTTAGACAAGCGAGAAGATTAATCTCTTGGTCTGCCACAAAGGCAATCTGATATTGATACTTAGCAAGCACAAGAACAGCTGGAGGAATAGAAGAACCATCTAGCACCTCATTCAATGCATTGTAGATTTTACGAATGATAGTGTTAGGATCACTATCCATATTATCCACAACCCACTGACGTACAACCTTGTATTCCTTTGCCTTCATCGCTCGCATCAACTGGTCTAGGTTAACGTCAGCAATATCACAGAGCACTGCAGAGTCCAGTGACCCACTAGCAGAGTGGCGCTGCGCTTCGTTCAACAGACGGCGCCAGTCGGGGTAGTAACGCTGAATCAGTTTGACCAGCACCTTGTCCTCATACGCCACGCCAGAGGCGTCTAGGATGCCCTGTAAGCGGGCGAAGAACTGTGCTTGGAGTTTCTGCTGCTCCTCTGGTTTGATGCGAAAATCAACAACCGTACAACGAGAATGAAGCGGATCAACAATTTTGTTGATGAAGTTACAAGTAAAAATGAAACGACAGTTACTATGAAACTCTTCAACAAAGGCACGAAGAGATAACTGAACGTCATGAGTGGTATTATCTGCCTCGTCAATGATGACGACTTTATGCTTACCACCACCAGTTAAACTGACAGAACTGGCGAAC